CCTGAACGCCCTGAGGACCTTGTGGACCAGTTGCTCCCTTTTCACCCTTAACACCCTGAGGACCTTGCAGACCTTGTGGACCGGTTGCTCCTCCTGCTCCATCAACGCCCATTCTGGTAGCAACATATCCAACTGAAGTACTCGCATCTGAATATAAAGTGGTCTCTTTTGTCCACAGATACTGTCCTTGCGGAACATTAGGCATCGAAATAGACCATCCTCCTGTAGGGACATCTGTCATATTTGTACCGATTTGATATGTATACGTTTTACCAACTATGGATTTAACATTGTTGACTTTTGTATCTATTTCGCTGATTGCACTTTCGATAGTTTTTTTGCTCTTTCCGAACAAAATGTCTTCAGCACTAATTCTAAGATGAAATTCTCCATTGTCTCCCTTATAGAACTGAATATAATGATTTGTATCGCCTATACCAACTTGTCCGTCGGAACCGAGATAGAATCCTTTTGTCGTATTAAGAGCTGATGTTTTTACCCCAGAATATATAGCACCATTTCCTATATGATTTCCAGCAATATCTGCTCCAAAAGCTACCAAATCAGTCACAGCCACCTTGTCTGCTGTAATACTCTTAGCCTGAATCAAAGTACCATTAAGACTGTTGTAGTCCGTCTGTTCAGAAGTAATGGTAGAACCATTCGTGTTAAGTTTGTAATAAAGTCCATCTTCTCCTTTAATAACTAACTTATCAGCTTTAATAGTATTGCCTTCGATTAAATCTCCTCGAATAGTTACGCCAACCAATTCACCAGTGATGGTTTGATCACCGACCACCACATTCTTAATGAGACCCGACTCAGAATAGAATTTCTCCATAGCTGCTATACCAATGTTGGAGAAATCAATGTTCGCATACTTGATATCAGCGTCTTTTGCGTTTAGTTTTTCTGCCCGCAAGGATTTAATATCGGCATCATTAGCACTCAAATGCTTGTTAATGGCAACGTTATCAGCATTCAGATTCTTAATGTTACCTTCAGCAGCGTTCAATCGTCCCTTAACAGACACGTTATCTGTTTCCAAATTGCCAACCTTAGCATCTGTAGCTTGTAACTTTTCAACAGTCGCATACTTCAGCTCTGCGTCCTTAGCGGTTAACTTCTCGGCATCCAGCTTCTTAATGCTTGCCTCATTGGCATCCAGTCGACCGGTAATCTTTGCGTTATTTGTTTTCAACTCTCCAATATCAGCTTCACTTGCGGACACGCGTCCTTTGATCACAGCATTATCGGCAACTAATTCTTCGATTCGAGCTCGTTCTGCTTCTAAATCTTTGATGGTGGCTTTATCAGCAACCACCCGCTGTACTTCTAAAACCTGTTCCCTTACAACTTCGACATCCCCAGTTCGTGCTGATGGTGAAGAAAGGTTACCGTTGATGGTGGCGGTATGATTCTTCACAAGAACGGTAACACGCTCTCCCTCATTAGCACTTACTGTAGTATCGCAAGGGGTAAGCAAGTCTGAGCCATCCATTTTGACGTATCTCTGTCCTCCATAAATGGCTACTGTTCCATAAACCGTACTTTCAGTTTTTTCTTTATTTTTACCGTTTACTGTCTTCGCAAACTGGGATATGACATCATTAGATAAACTCAATGATTATCACCCCCACAATTTCGATGTGTATACAGCCGTTTCTGTGACCTTGCAGCCAGTCTCACAAGTGATTGACTGTTTGATTACTTTAGCTTTTACATTGTTTATCCCGGCAGCTTTATAATTTAACAGCACACAGTCCCCAAGCCGGATCGGGTAATAACCATGTGAAAAAGTGATTTTGTATTCTACAGTGGAAAGTTTTTGAAGTAGTTTGTTCGCGTACTCTTTGATTTGATAGTTAGTTGGCTCTCCGGAGAATTCCGGGTTAGAATCACGATATATAATCTCTCTGCCACGACTTACGGTTGATGTCGGACTATTCGGATCGTCGTTTATGACTCTTACATAAAAATTCGAATTATTCTTTGAATATACAACCTCCACTACATTTGGAATACCGTACAGGTCATACTCCTCACTGATGTCTGAGTAGAGAATAGAACTGTTACCATCGCTGAACTCAGCTACATGACGTAATGTGGCCGTATCCTGAACTGGTAAGAACAAAACACGGCCTAATTCATCAAGTCCTAATTCAAATTTTGCATTTGCTATTAAATCTGACACAAAAGAGATCCATTTATCGTCAGTATTTGCCACGAAATCGTTATACAACTTTTCGTTGCTTTTTGCCTGAACAACCGGAGCTCTTACATGTTCTCTTATGATCTTGTATGCTTCCTCCATGATATTAGAGCCTTTCGGAAGAAAATAACCAACAGGCGGAGGATTCTCTTTCAATTCAAGTAGTGGAGTATACGATTCCATGCTAACTGTATGAACCATACCGTCGAAGCTTGAAGATGGGGTCTGAATCAAAAATGTCCCAAGTGGGTATTTTTCTCTAACTCCATTTTGAATTGTGATGAGGTAAGCTCGGATGTAACATTCGCCGAGTCTCTCATTGATGTTAAAAGATGCAGACCCTTTTGTTTCGGCATCCGAATCTCTTTCTATGATTGAAGATTTTACAGTGTCGATTTGATCGGCGTCTTTCCATGTACCCGGGTCAACAATATAGTATTCAAAGGACTGCTGCATGGATTTCGTCCAATCCGGCATGTTACATTCCTCCTTCTACTCTTGTAATATCAAACGTGACTGGTATAGTTAGTGCACAATGAGTTCGGCTGAACGATACTTTGACATTAGCCCAATATCCGCTTCCGGACGGCTCTCTCACGTAGACGTCACCAGTCCAAATCATGAGTCTTCTCAAAGCATATAATGTTTCGTTATCATCAGCTGGAATCTCAACTCTCCATGTCGATGATTCCCCAAGTTGCGTTCCATAATAACTCACTTGACGCTTTCTTCCTGCATACTTAACTAAAGTTACATCCGGATCTGCTTTATCTGATACATCAATGTTGTAAGGAATTCTTATTAACGATCCGGACCACGGAGGCGTGTCAACAACATCAGCTTCGTTCGCATCCGACACATCAAACGCTGACCATGCTTCACTCCATTGTATAATAACGCCGGATTCGTTGATTGGATACCCAGGTACATCGTAGTACGAAACAGCCCCAGTTGCAGTCTCTGTGGCTATAATCCTGTATCTTGCGTAGTCCAATGCAGGATGCGGGTCTATAACGTAGTGAGACGCACTATTAGGAAGACCGCTTGCTATCTCAATAAATTCGCCATTGTATTCTCTTCTGTATACGGACAGTAATATGCCGTTTATGAGATTTCCGTCCATATCTTCACAATAGGGTCTTATCTGACAAGTATATCTCTCAGAATCATATCCAATCTCCGCATTAGGTTCAGATATTGTCTCTTCCCAATCAACAGTAAAAGTTTTCGATGCGCTGCAGCTAAGTCCGGAATTCATGGATACTGTGACTGTTGCCGTATAAGTCATGCCATTTTCAAAATCAACATTACCAGCCGAGAATTCAACTATTAATATCGAACTGGAATTGAAATATTTGGAGTATATAGACTCACCGGCAGATATCCGAATCACGTTCCCGACCTGATCGACAGTCTCATAACCATCGTCAGCTGTAATTTCTACATGATAACTAATAGGCTTTTGAGAAGCCGGTCCAGGAGAAGCTTTAAGATAGAACGGAAACGAGGATAATGAAGATATTACTGCTCCATTTTGATTGGTTACAATTAAAGCAACCGTTGGGCGTGCGTATACATTCACTTCACGTAATACAGACCATTCACTGTACGCACCGGTGATGCCGGAAGTCCTTACTCGCCACTTAATAGTTGTACCTTCCGTATATTGCCCTGTATTTACCGAATAAGAACGAGCTTTATCCTGATCGTCTTCTGACGTGTTGTTATAAAATGTTTTTGTTTCGGTAGAACCATTCACCGTCAATTCAAGTTCTGCCATTTTCTCGTAAGAACCATCCTGAGAATTATGAACCCAATAAAGATTCAATGATTCCCCAACCATAGCAGTCGTAGTGGACGACCACGTGGTAGGTGCGGATGGTTCCTTGCCGAGAACAACTGAAGCGTGCATACTCCATCCGGAATTACCAGCACTATTAGTAGCTCTTACTCGGAAATAATATTCCTTACCAGACTCCAAACCAGTGAAAGTAGCATACGTCGCAGTGGACTCGATTGTCTTGCTGCTTACTTGATCTGGATTTGAATCGAAATATGCATCGTTGGTAGTAAACTCGATTTCGTATCCAGTGCAGTTGACAACTTCTACCCAAGTCAGTTCGACAGACGTGGAAGACACTGCTCTGGAAATTATGAAGTGATCCGGAGTGGACGGTGCTGTAACTACTTCACTTGAATAGTCAGAATAATCTCCAAGCTGATCTTTCTTGTTATATCCTGCGCAACATGCTTTGTATGTATGTCCAGGTTCAACAATATATGAAATACTTGCTCCACGATCTTTTATCTCGACGCTTCCGATTTCATTCATGTAATCCCAGTCGTCTCTTTTTATCGCGAACTTGACTCCGACGGCAGACCAATCGTTGTCTAGGTTCGACAAGCTTATATCCAGCTGATTTTTAGTATACTCATTCAGCTTAGCATCTGGAGTAGGCGCTTTATCAGGAACTTTTTCATCAGCCTTTTGAAAAACATATGACTTACTATATGCCTGTTTTCCTGTCCAATACGCCTGTTCTTTGTCATTTACTTTATGGGTTTCGGAAATTGGTGTGACACAAATCTGTACTTTCGTTGCATTTTCCGGAGCTGTCCATACACTTTGTTTCTGTGTTTCAGTCGTATCAGAAGCCCAAAACCATTTCCCCTGACCTGTTCCATATTTCCATATAACCCTATAGCCAGAAGTATGACTCTTATTCCATGTCCAGGTGGCGAACATAGTGCGTTCTGTACCATTCTGAATCTGGATTTTACTTAAAGTCACCATTGAAGTATTCTTTTTGGCATCAGCCACTATTATCGCCTCCCTTCTACTACCACAGCTCGTGTTAATGTCTGAATTGCGTTGCTTACACTACTTGATTCGTCATAAGTAACGCCGTCAATACTATTGTATGTGTTACCCATATTTGAAAGTTTCTTTCCGAGTCTGTTGATTGCAGCCACAACGTCAGAATTTCCATTTTGACCTCTGTTGGACATCATTACATCAACAGCTCTAAGATTAGCGTTCGTTCCAATAGATAAATCAGAGAACATGCTGTCCATACTATTGGATGCCGCTTTCACATTCGTTAAATCCACAACTGGGCTAATCACTGGCTCGGCATCCATACTCATCTCAAAGAGATCTGAAGCTTTGGAGATCACAGATGATAAAGAACTGGTAACATTCTCGCCAAGAGATTCGCCAGCTTCATATACTTTGCTCCCCATAGAATCAACGCCGATGATGAGACCTTCGCCTACCCAGACACCTGACTGTTCTGCCAGTTTAGATGGTGAATGGGATTGCTGTCCAGCACGTTCACCCAGGATTGCTGCTTGCCCCAAACGGTAACCAGCATTGTATACTGCCTGATACTGCGAATTAAGACCATTGATGAGTCCGATTCCGACATAAGAGCCAGATTCATGGAAACTCCCATAGAATCCTCGTATAGAATTCGCCGCATTGCTTACGGCTGAGTTTGCTGCTGATTCGGCATAGCTACTATTTTCTCTGATGCCAGCTGCAAGCTTCAGTATAAGAGCTGTACCAGCTGCTAAAAACACAGAAGCTTTGTGCATAATTTCAGAGTTCATCTTGTCAATCACACCAGATGCCGCTGAAGTGGCTTCACTACTCTTACTGCTTATACCCTTGGAAAGAGACTCGACAATACTATTTCCAGCACTCGTTATGTCTCCAGAAGCAGAGCTGAACGCTTTAGCAACGTTGCTTGTATCTGTCTGACCAAGAGTTGAAACAGCTTTCTTAAAGCTGCTCACTCCACTTGTATCGAGTTCAGAGAGACCTTTAATGAAAGTTGCAAGCCTTGAGGCTACTGTCAATGATCCAGCAATCTGTGTGAAATCCATGGATGCCACTTTTCCTGCATAATCAGATAACGACTGTCCAAGGTCTTCAACTTTGAAGTTCTCAATTCCATCGGATGAGAAGTTGCTGAGACTGGATATGAAGGACTTAATCTTGTAGGCTGAGTTAATTGAGGATGCTACCACAGCGGTATCTACGCCGTTAAGATAGCCATAATATGCTGCGATTCCTTCGGCAACATATCCGATTGTTGTCGGGAAATTATCTAATGTAGCCATTTCACCATCTGTCATGTCTTGTGTGAATGCTTTCAGACTATTCGCGAATGTGATAACGGCATTGGTCTTAGATAAATCGCCTTTACTTGCCGCTTCGTTAAGGCTACCGATAGCATCACCGAATCTTCCAATTCTATCTGCGAATTCGCCAAGATCCACTTTACCATCAAACCACCCCTCTTCAGGAATAGCTTCTTGTAGCTCTATAAGCAAATCACCAATATCTTTTGCTTTCGTTATGGCATCCTCATTTACGGCATTTTCACCACTCACTGTATCAGAAGCTGTTTTAATACTTTCCACGTATTTCTTAACTTCTTCGCCGAATCCATCTAAAGTATTCTTGGTAAGTATATCAAACAAATCGGTAGCGTCCCCTACAGATTTCTGAAGATCCGAGAAAGCCGTACCAATATCCGCGACGGTGCTAAGATTTGTTATTCCAACATCAGATAACTCTGCAACCGCAGTAGCAGCCGTATTAAGGTTCGTAGTATAGGTCGAAATCTGTTCGCCGAAATCACCTAAATCATTTTTGCTTAGCCACGTAACAATACCATCAGTTGGGTCAAGTGTGGATTGTAAATCAGAAAACACAGTTCCGATATCTGCTATTGCTCCAAGGTTCGTGAGTCCTGTATCAGAGATCTGTGCCACAAAAGAAGCGGCCTGATTAAGATTTCGGGCGTACGTACCAATATCCCAGCCAAAATCACCAAGGCTTTTCTCGGAAATCAAAGTCACCAACCCATCTGTCGGCTCAATCGTGTTCTGTAATTTTCCAAACGCCATACCGATATCGGCTATTGTTCCGAGATTTGTAAGTCCTTCATCCGAGATTTCAGCTACTGCCGATGCCGCCTGATTAAGATTTCGGGCGTACGTACCAATATCCCAGCCAAAATCACCTATGTCGTAAGTAGCAATACCGGCTAATATTCCACCAGTCGGTTTGATCGTAGACTGCAGCTCACCAAATAACTGTCCAATGTCTGCAATGGCTTTTAGGTTATCCAAACCGGGATCGGATATACCAGCAACAGCATCTGCCGCGGTATTCATCTGATCTGCGAAATCACCTATCTGAGCACCAAAATCGCCAAGTCCATGACCCAAAAAGCTGGCGATAGCATTCTTTAAGCTTGCACTTCCGAGGGCCGACAAAGCGTTTATCAGCGAGTTAACTTTCTCAGCAGCATTATTGTCAATTCCAGAGAATGTGTTGATAAACTCTTTCAGATTGTCTGCCACTTCAGGAAGACCGTCTGTAGCCCCATTAAGAAATCCACCAATTATACTTCCAAAGAAGGTACCTAAAGCTTCACCAAGCTTGCTTAAAGTTGTAACCAACTTATCCAATTCAGATTCATCTGCGAAATGACTAACTAATGCACCAAGTCCTAAAATAACTGCTGACACGACTCCCAGCATTATCATAAGACTCTTAGCACCAGAAGCAGCTGCTCCAGCCATCGGCCCAACTTTGCTAAGTATCACACAAGATGTAGAAAGTGCCAATAATAGAGCGGACAAAGAAACAACTGCATCAAGAGGAACATTCATCATTCCATTTTGACTTAACAGCGTGATTACTGCGCCTAGTGCCGTAACAACAAACGCCATACCAGCTGCCGCTACTACTGCTCTTGCCGACACGTTCCCGGCTTTACTCATAATTAGCATGGATGCCGATAGGGACAGCATCAGCGCCGACAAAGCTGTCACCGTTGGTAATGTTGTTTCAACTGGAAGTTGTGCCAACATATACACTATTCCAGCAAGTGCTCCAACAACCACTGTCATAGCAACCATACTCTTGATTGAGCTTCCAGCTGCTCCTGATGCTTTGGACATCAGTGCGAACGTCGCCATAAGGGCTGATAAACAAGCAGTCGCACCGATAAGCTTTGATGAATCGAGCAACGACAACGCCGCCACAGATGTCGCCATAACGGCGATAGCAGCTGTCATTACAATCAGATTCTTCTTACAATCGCTTGCTCCTCTGGTAGCCCAAACCATAGCCGTCATCATACCAGACAATAAACCAACTACCGTAAGACCTTTCGCTAGACTCTTAACATCCATCAAACTCATAAGAACACAAATACCAGCTAATATACCTATCGCAGCGGTCATAGCTAATAGTGTTCCACCAATCTTTGTCGCTTCCGGTCCAGTCGCTTTAACAGCATTCACAAGAGTTACAAGTAACGCACCAAAAGCAACGACGGCCACAGATCCTTTTATCAGTTCACCAGCCGATAGCATACTTACAAGTTTGCAGACAGCAACTATCATAGTTAAAGCCAGTGCCATGGATGCTATAACACCAGCCATTTTCAGATATTTAGCATCGTCTTTTGATTTGATTGCCCTTTTCAGTGCTGTCGTAAATATAATAAAGCCAAGCGCAAATGCTGCGCCCTTGAGTATCTCTTCAGCTGAAAGCATACCGGCAAGCTTACAGACACCCACCATCAATCCCATAGCAATTGCCATCTTAGCCATCATACCACCAAGTTTACTAACACCTTTTCCACTCAGTTTGGTAACTACTGATAATAGACCGGTAAACACGATGAATACTCCCATGAATCTGACGCCCTTAACTAGGTCTTCTGCGGAAAGAAGTCCAATAAGCTTAATTGCTGCAACCATTAATATCAACGCAACAGACATTTTCTTTATCATCATACCTGCTTTATCAATATTCTTAGCTGATTCGCCTTTTACACATTTACCAAATGTTTTCAATACTATGGAAATGGCAACAATGACACCAGCCAATCCGATAAAGCCTTGCATCATTTCATCCGGTTTCATTCCGCCCATGATTTTAACAACTGCAGCTAACATCAGAAGAGCGACACCTATTCCTGCAAGTCCAGTTTTCAAACCGTCGAGTTTCAAAGCACGTCCTTCGCCATCCAACGTTACGGTCGCCTTGCTAAGCTTGTTTACAACTAAAGCCAAAACAACAAGAATTCCAGAAAGAACTGCAATAGCTGCTACCGATCTCGCGAGTGCACCTTGGTCAAGTTGAGCTAACGCATAAACAGATGCAGCCAAGATACCAATAGCAATCGCCATACTTTTGATACCTTCGGCTCGGGTTTTGAACGCTTTAGCTTTTAAATTCTTAGAGAATGATTCTGTAATTGTCTTTATACTTTCATTTACAGTTCCAAGAATTTTTCCAAACTTTTCAAATGGTGTAGCGAATTTATCCATTGCATCAATTATCTTATTGATAGTTACAATCCCAGCAATGACGGATGCTCCTATCGACCCAATTGTAAAAATCCTACCCAAATCTAACTTTCGTGCTTCTGAAAGTAGATTGGAACCAACGTCATTCAATGCGCTTGCCGCGTCAGTTATTCCATCCTTCAGTCCATTCACCAAGCCCGCGATTGCATTTTTTGCTATATCGTACATCTCTGTTGAAGGAGAATGAATGCCAAGTACGCCTTTAATTGCAGACAGCATACTCTGACCAATCTCAATAAGGATGTCCGGTACAGAAGAAATACCAGCCTCTAACCCATTCTTTAATCCTTCGACGACATTGCTTCCAATCTCAGACCAGTCAATATTCTTAAAGTTTTCAATAAACTCCTGGACTTGAGGTATATTTTCGATAGCATCGACCAAATCTGTGAACGCTTCAACAGCCATTTTGACCCCTGAGCCAAGCGCTTCGAACCCTTTATTCACCAAGTCATTGCTAAATAAAAAGTCTCTGAACGCCACAGCTGCATCGCCAATTCCTGCCGTAACGTCAAGTAAATCCAAATCAAAAGCATTAAGAACTGCGTTCAAGCCACGAAAAGCAAACTTAGCCGTTCCTCCAGCAACAGTGGAAATTATATCCAGTATTGCAAAAACGCCCTTGAATGTTCTTTCAAGCTTGCCTAGAGTTTCGTCAGTTGGAATCAAAGACGCCGTAAAACTATGAAATGCTCCTATAGCATTAAACAATTTATCCCCAAGATCATCAACTGACAGTGCTCCATGGAGATCAGTCCAAGCTTTACCAATACTGCCCACAACAGCCGAAATAGATTTTCCAATATTTACAAAAGACTGCAAAAGTAACCAACGCCCATTGATCTGATCCATGTTGTCAATGAAATCATTTAATGGAATACCAAGTTTTTCAGCAGTAGTTTTAAGCTCTTTAAAAGCGTTTATTTGATCTTCAGTATAACCTTTGGCGCGCATTTCTTCTTCAGACAAATTAGCAATCTCTTTAATGAGTTTTTTCTTTTCGTCTGTGAGCTCTGTAGTCGCCCCAGTTTCAGCTGTAGTCGTGCCAAGAGCTTCGTCCTGCGCTTTGATTTGATCCTCAGTATATCTAAATGTGCATCCAAGAGCTTCATTTACTTTGTTTTGAACGGCGTAATAGTTTTTACCAGCTTCGGTTAAAGCATTGAATCTTTCGTCTCCGTTACCGAATTTACCTGCTAATACATCATCTACAACAGAACCAAGATCTTCGACAGCAGCGATAGCTTTATTGACAGGCTCAGTAACACCAGTAATCTTATTGGCAAGCTCTGTGAATCCTTTACCCAATGTGCTTTTGAGAACGTCATTGCGAAATTCAGATACGTTATTGATAATGTTGCTGAAGAAATCGCTGACATTAGACCACATTTCTTTTGCTTCTTCGAAATCACCGATGATGAGCTGCCATGATGTAGTCCAACCAGACCCCATAGCCTCTTTTAAGGTGTCTATAAGCTGACGGAATGTCTTTACTTTTGTGGCTGCGTCATTAGCAGTTTTTGCCATGTCAGCCATCTGAGTTGCTTCTTCTTTGGTGTATCCCTGCTCCACAAACTTTTTGACAGCTGCTTGATACTCTTCTTGTGTCTCAGCTGCCGTAGCAAACTGATCCAAAGTCTGAGTAAGAACCTCTGTAGTCAACCACCCAGTGCTGAGAGATTCTCTGAATGAGCCATTAGCTTCTATAGCAGCCTTAGCTCCGGTCTGAAGATGTTCGGACGTTCTGGTTAAAGCGTCTTGAAAGACCTGTCCACCCATTCCGGCATTTACTACAGAGTTCCAGTCCATAAGCTTAACAGTTCCAGAAGCAAGCGCCTGAGATAACTGATACATAGCGGTTGAAGCCTGTTGAGAATTAGAGCCAGACACGGCTGCAAGGTTTGCTATACCTTTAATTGCAGATACAGAATCGTCCAGTTTTACACCAGCTGCGGTGAAGGTACCGATATTCCTTGTCATCTCAGTGAAATTGTATATTGTTTTATCCGCGTATGTATTCAATTCACGAAGGGCGGCATTGACTCTCTCTACATCGGTGCCCTCTTTCTGAGTATTAGCTAAGATTGTCTGTATCGCATTCATCTGAGTCTCATATTCTGTCAGACCGTCACGAACAGGATCTATTGTGATAGCTGAAATCATCGCTTTAGCCGAATTAACCACAGAATTGGTAATATTAGCTAAAGCGGTAACTCCCATAACTTGAAGTGCGGAAAATTTAGCAGAAACAACATCGACGCTTCTACCTAAAGCATTCATGTTTACTTTCTTTGAGGCATCCCCCAGCTCTTCAAAACCCTTGGAAGCGCCTTTTAAATTCAACTTCTGTTTAAGTTTATCCAAGGTTGACATACTTGTCTTAACGTTTTGCTCAAAGTCTTTATTATTGAATCGCATTTCGACGACTCGTTCATCAACAACTGCACTCATAGATTGGTCACCTCCTTCCAAGCAGCCTCGGCGATTTTGTCAAAAATAGGCTGGATCGCAGGATTAATATAATCTCTCCCTTGAACCCAGCCTCCTGTTCCAGTCCCATGACCATTCTGTAGAATGATCGCAATAGGAACACCTTTATTGACATTTGTGTTCTTAAACACTATAGCCACCGATCCATTTTGACGTTCTATTTCATACGTCCATGATGCGGCAGTCTTACCAGTTTTTACAGGTGTAGCGGAAGCAAGAGCGGCCACGCCTTCTCGGCCGTACTTATCCAACACACCGAGTTTTGTGACTTCTCTCAGCCTCTCAAAGTATCGAGACAGTTTTTTAAAGTCGCCTTTCTGTTCGAAACTTATCATGCTACGCTCTCCTTATTAATGAATGTATTCCCAATCTTCTGCAAGGACATCCCTGATGCTTGGAACCCACATGGCATGACTTCCATCAACTGTTTTAATCTGTAAATACGGTTCGCATTTGAACAGATCACCCTCGTTCATTCCCCACGCCTTGGCAGTCTGAAGATTACAAGGAATTCCATCTGGATAGCCTTTCTGGTAAACAACGAACATCCCCTTACCGTTCCATCCATGTCTGAAAATCTTATATCCTGCTTTTACTTTTTCTAATGCCTGTCCGAAATTCATATTATTCTCCTTAAACTCTTTTCACTTTATCAAGCGGAATCCAGCCTGCTCCAGATTTAAGCTTACCCCAGCCGGAATTAGACCCTTTTCCGGTCATTACTTCCACAATTGTAAACACGCCTTTTCCGGTACGAAGACCAGTTAATTTGTACTTGGTGCTAGGACCTTTTCGAATCTTCAGTTTACCGGTCTCGACCTTAACCTTGAAATCACAAGGACCTATGACAACACCTGTTTTCGCTGGTTCCTGCGGCTTTGTTTCTACGATCGTCTTGTTAAGAATTCCTTCTACAATTGCTTTAGCACATTTATCAGCATTCCACACGTTCTTATCCTTTTCAGAATCTACGAAGCAACATTCTACCAGTAGTGCTGGAGCTGTTGTATGGCGGAGAACGTACAGTTTCTGTGAATGTTTAACACCACGGTCATTAAGACCAAAAGTCTTTGCGATCTTTGCGGAAATACGAGCAGCAACGTCATTCAGCTTATCACTGTATAACCATACTTCTGGTCCTGTGCCGCCACCTGCATTAAGATGAATTGAGATATCAATATCAACCTCATGTTTATTGCATTTCTCAACAATATTTGCCAGGTTTCCTCTTTCATCGCCAACATCGTCTGTACAGTCGTATACTGTATGCCCCTCTTTTCTAAGGAGCTCAATAACTTTGTTTTTTACTTTACGGTCCTCATTAACCTCGTCAAGAAAACCAGAAGCTCCTCGACAAACTAACGAGTGACCAGCATGAACGTTATATGTTCCCATGTAGCATCCTCCTTAAATCTATCCTTTTGTATGCCATTGTTTCTTACGTGCTGCGTTCAGTTGAGCATTTCTCATGGCAGCTTCTCTGGCATTTATTTTTTTGGACGGCGCATTTTCTGTATTGCATACTCTAATCAAAGTCAATAATCTGTTAAGATGCCATCGCTCGCACTCGAATGGTATTCCACACGCGATCATCCAATAATAGATAAGCTCCGATGTAATACGTCGCTTTCTTCCAGATCTATCGTTACTCTTTGGAAATGTAGTGGCTGTCATCGGAGCTTCTATATAATTCATTACATCTTTCAAATTTCCCTCGCTGAGTCTATCATAGACTGAAGACTCAATGCTTTTATCAAGAGTCATAAAACGGATATAATCAACGATCTCTTCCTTAGTTTTTTCCTCCTTGGAAAGGAAAGATCTACACCATTTTGACTCCCATTTAGAAAGAGCGATGAGTGAATGCTCCAAATGTAATACTTGGGGCTTTGTTAAAGTGTGATAAACAAACTCATCTTTTTGTTCATCCCACTCTTCCCTTTCTACACCAGGTATCACAATCTGAAGCATATTCCATCCTCCATTGTTTTCATGTTAATTACGCTACCGGTGGTAAAACCGGAGTTTCAGCATTGTTGGCAGCTTTTGCAGCATTCTTTGGTACAATTCCATTTACAAACTCTGCCGCGGCATCCGCATTTGTAACCAGTTCCATGAACAGCTCAGAGTATGCTTCTGTCTGTGAAAACTGTTTTGAAAGCTCATCTGATTTGATAAACTGCTTCCCATCAGGACTCTTAACACCATAAGACCCAAGAATAATGTCTTTAAATAACTTCATGATTGATGGACCGTCCTGAGCCTCGGTAATTTTCTTAATCATTTCGGAAAGACCACCAGCTGTAGAAAGCTCCATCTCAGCAATCTCAGCTTTGTTATAATTGAAATAGTGAGTCTCTTTTCTTTCGACACCGTTATAATCGGTATACTTAATTGTCTTTGCTAACATGTTATTTTCTCCTTTCACTTTTCGGCTATAAAAAAGACCCAACCTCATTACAAGGAAGGGTCTTCAAGTTTTTTCATTTAATTATATAAATCATTCTGTAACTGCCTTGAGGATTGTTACAATCTCGTCAGGAAGTGGAAGTCTTGGCTCTACGCCATCGTTCCCTGAAGCAGTCGCATCTTTACCATAAAGAATTTCCTCGATCTTTAACATCTGAGCTGCAGTCACCTTGGTGGAATCAATTTCCAGTGTAGCTGTCGGTTCGCAGTTCTCAACCTCAACTGGAGTAGTCGAGAACTCCCAAGACAACGGATTTACATTTGGATCTGCGTTTGCAGATTCATGTTCCTCAGGACTTGGAGAAGCAAGCGCTCCGTAAACCAGATGAATTTTATAACCATGGGATGTGCCATCGGTATCATTACCAATAAGTGTTCGATAAGCGAAGCCGAATGGCTGTCTTTTCTGCTGACCGATTGTTACGCCTTTAAGCATCTCACTTTCACCATTACATTTGGCAAATTCGTCCGGATATGTATATGCTTCAATTGTTCCTGCATACTCTTCAGTGGAAAGCAGGTTAAGGTACTTGTGATTGTTCGCATAAAGCGGTGTCGCTTCTGCTCCAGAAGGTGATTCTGATACTTTACTAAGACCGTTCCATGCAACGCCTTTTTCGTATGTTCCATTTTCCTGTACAAAAAGCACGCCGCGATCAACACCAGTCTCAAACAGACGCTCACCAATCTGATCCCATTTCAGTTTTGACATTTTAGGTTATCCTCCTTAAAAATATAGTTTTAAAGTATCGTGATGCAGATTATCCGCAATATAGTGCGTACCGTATGAACAATAAGGAAGTTCTAACAGTTTCTCTATGACTGGATGATCTGGAGTTCTGCTTATCACGATTAAGTCATATCTGTAATCTTTTTTATACACAGAGTTATTAGCTCGCTGAGTATCAATCTTAGCTTTCGAGTATCGAATGGCTGGGTATTCCATTTTGACCGAGCTAACACCTGTATCAGGCGGCTGGTAATACACATGCCTGCACCCAAGCAATTCCTCAAGCTTCATCTGAAGATCTAGGCGTGTCCCCATACCATTCACCTCCTACTGTAAGTATCAGACGCGGTCTCTGACTTGGATCTATCTCTGTGACTTTCCATCTTGTTCCCATAATCTCTACATAGACGATACGAGAACAGTTATCATAGGCAAATGGATCGGCAAGAATGCTAACCGCATCGGCCAGGTTGAGGGTGTCATTGATCTCGCCGAAATTTTGACGTTTACGCCGGTCACTTATGATGTCGCCATAATACTCGTGCTCCACTACTCCGCCTGATTCCCATATACCTGGAGAGGTTTCTGTAGCGGGAAATTGGTACCCAACTTTGCCGAACCATTTGCTCATTTTCGATCTCCTTTACTCTTTAGCAGCAGGTTCTGCCTTTACGGTAGCCAGCTTAGCTGTTGTAGCGGAAGTTGTGTCGGTTGTCACGTATGTAACTGTAACTGTTTCGGAAGCATTTTTACAGCTGATCGGACGATACATGACCCCTGCTGTATCAACGACAAGCATCCCTTTGATATATGCATCTTCCAGTTCCGCCGGAGTAGCTTTCACTTTAAGAGTTTTGTCAATATACGCTACGCCGTCAGCCTTGGCGTAAATTTTTCTAGCTGCTACATTTCTGTCATCAGCGTTCATACGAATGATTTCCATAATATTATTTCCTCCTAAAATAAATTAAGCCGCCGGCTCTTCAAGAGCGATGGCGGAATACAGTTTTGTGAGGGAACCAGAAAGTCTGGTCTCCAGCAGGTATTTATAACGGTTGAAATCAATATCGAAATCTTCAAATTTTGTAATTTCTCCGCCGTTAGTCGCGCCTAACTGATAGTCAGAAAGATTTACAAACAGACCGAGCAAATTTTTCTTTTCGCCGGTACTGGTTGTTCTCTGAAGCCCCTCGAACTGCTCAACAGTATGAATCTCGTTTACGTTGAGTGCTTTTGCCAGATCGGATTTAGAATCATAGATACGACGACCGTTGAGGTCTCTGGAAAGCAGCATCACGTTAAGGAGATGCGGTGTACAATACAGATCTGGAGTTCCAGTTCCTTTGAATTTCTCTCTGGAATACAGAGCAGCCTCGATCATAGCCTCCGCCAGAATATAGTTCTCACTGAAGTTAGCGCCTGTGTTTGTGCCCTGGAGTTTAGTCTTAGCGGCAGCCACATCAACGTCAGCATGGATGCAATACAGTTCATCATCGTTCCAGATAGATCTAATATGATCTTCATGGATTTTATCTGCGTCACCCTCTTCGCGTCCATCGCCAACCAGGATGGCCATAGCGATCACCTCGTTGAGAACATGTCTCATCACCTTCCACTGATAATCTACAATTTTGAAATCGGTGATATCTACGATGTCATCTCTGTTCAGCTCATCTTTGATGTAGATGGTCTGCGGGTCGGTAGACCTACCAATCAGCTTGATTTTCTCCATGTTCTCCTTGTAGTCACCTTTCTTCTGATAGCCGTTAGCTTTAAGCTCGGCGATACGGGCATCAGCATGTCTGGTACGGATGCGGCTGAATGGAGATTTATGAACTTTAGAGATAGCTGCATCAATCCAGGACTGGTCTCTCTCAAGGGTCTCCGGCTCACCTTTCTTCAGAAGCTCATACTCTGGAAAAAGCTTCTCAACTTCTGCATCAAATACACCGTGAGCCAGCTCATCAGAATGCTCTTCGGCGAAAATTGTCATGGCCTGTTTCAGACTTCCCACGCTACTCTTCTTAGCCATATTAATGATATCCACTTCGTCAGAGTGGCTGAGCACATTTGTCTGCTGCTGGGTATTACCCTGGTCAAAAATAGAATGTTTCATATCTTTGTTATCCTCCTTATTATCCTCTTCGTTGTCATCTCCGACACTTCCACGAGCCAAAGCAAGTGCTGCGTATAAAGCATTCTTCTGCTCTTCTGTCATAGTGTCGACGACTTCTCCGATGGTTTTTTCTTTTTTCGATTCGTCTTTGTTTTCTTCTTTCTGCTGACTGTTAGTTTCTTTCTTTTCATCCTGTTCAGCTGAATGATGAAGCATAATATTCTCATCATAAGAAGCAAAAAGTTCATCTTCTTCATCGACGCCATGCGCCATTACAAAATCTACATATGCTCCTGGATTGGCACCAGCCAGAACAAGACTAAGTTCTTTAATATCCCCGTGAATAACGTCACTGCCTACCTGTTTCAGAATTTTGGCCCAGATAGAAAGAGATCTTACATCTCCGTGCTGCACCAGCATCTTTGCACGTTTTCCCTCTTCAGTATCGTTGAATGTACCATACGCATATACACCGTCAGCACGATTCTCTAACAGAGCATGTCCGATCACTGCTTCTGGGTTCGTATGGTTATGATTCCAAACAAGCGGGACTGTACGTCCATCATTATCCGAAAATGCATTTTTTCGAATGACCCGGCCATCCCCGCAAGCAAGGTCGTTACGTGTGGCATAGCCACTGAAATCACAATTATTCATTTTGACCTCTGTCTCCTCCTTCTTGATTTTTATGTGTTTCTGCCAGATCTTCTTTAGCCTGGCTTATGTTGCTATTTCTGAGTTCATCTGCCTTAGGATCTTTAGACGGTTTCATACCGATAACCTGGCGGATCTCATTCGCAGTCATAATCTCGTTTCTTGTGAACTTGTCTGCAATCTCTGCCACGCTGCTGACCGGAACAAGCTTAAACGGGTCTCTGAAATACATGATCGACTGACCCTGTGTTCGAGCCGTTTTAGACAGAAACTTACGCTTCATTTCATCTGCAATAGCAGACACAAATGGCTCCACTGTTCTGTTCATGTAATTAAGCATCGTTTTTTCATCAGCTGTACCATTCAATACTTCCTGTGTGATACCTAACTGGGAATACAAAAGATCCTGAAGATATTCGATTTGTTTCATAAGATTATTCTCTAAAGACCTGTTTAACTGAACGACTTTCTCTGTGGAATCAATGTACGCAACACCATATTTCGACCCGGTAAGCTGCTTTTCAATATCAGTTCGTCGGGTCTCAGCCTGATTTCTTCTTGCTTCTGACTTAATTGCATAAGGGAGCTGAATAAGTAAATCTAACTTGCCAGATGCCGTTCTTTCGTCTGTCACATCCAGCAGGCTCAATTTCCTACTCAATCGCTTAAATGTGGAGTTTTGTTCATTGATTATTGAGTACAGAGGGTTTTCGACAATACCGATCTGGCGCTTAGATAGGAGAATGTCCTCTTTCTCGCCAGTACGTTCGTTATAGACTTGAACCAGAACTTTTTCCGGATACCATTCCAAAATCTTTCCAGTTCTCATAGACAAAATATCATATGAATCCGTAAGCATGGGATCTGCCGTAGTATAAACAGGAACCATAGCAACCCCGCCTTCATCCATAGCAGACATCGTTACATCTTGGATGTACGATCGTGCGGTCTGATCAATATTTGCTTCCAGAGTTAAACAATTATTCAGCTCTGAATCCACATCTTCTATATATCGACCGTCCTTATCCAGCTCACAATGTCTGAATCCGATACTCGCTACATCCAAAGAGATTCGATTAAAAATAGCGGTGATAATAGATCTCTCATTACCGCCGCTTAAACGTGGGCGATCTGGTCTGGCAGAATACCCCGGTCCATTTGATTGGTACCCACGTGTTGGATCACGATTGGCAAATGCATTGAATGCACGCTGCAATCGTCTTGTGATATTAAATTCCATTTTGATTTTTCTCCATATATATTTTCCAGGCTCAAAAAGTTAGTATATGCTAACTCTTGGGTAAAAAATTTTAAAGCTCAATTCCCTCAAATTCTGCACGAACTTCCAAACAACGAAGATACTCAACCATATACCGCTGTTGCTCATAAAGGATTGCTCTTGAAGAGGATGGGGTGAAATCAAGTTTGCCAGCCTCTAATTTCACAAGCATGGCATGAAGTTTGGTATATCTAATTTTGAGCTGATAATACTCAGCTTTGAACCGATCTTTATAATCGGAACTGTTCATAAGTTCAATTGTATCTTTCAATTCATTCATTATTCTTCCTCCATTATTCAAATGCTTCTCTATTCAGTTTGAATGCAATAAAAGCATCCATCATAGCCGCTACGGTATCAATTTTTGCTTCGTGTCTTCTCTTCAATAATTTCCTATTACCATTGGTGTCCTCCATAACTATGCAATTACCCATTGTAAACGTCATAAGCTGCTCGTCAAAAAGCAGCATTCTCTCTTCTGAAAGTTTCTTTAGTTCACCTAAGGGGACAGACTCGGTCTTCGAACCTTGGATTACTTTCTCAATGCCAAATGGACCATTTTCCCGCTCCCATCGTTCCACGAAATCTCTTGCATTGTATGGATCGTATCCAAAGCACCGAACATCGTAGCCTGTTTCTATGATGTGATTATCCAGATCATCATATACCTGAGTCATGTCGAGTATATTCCCATTCATAACATGAAGACTTCCCTCTTTTATGAAATCATCATATTTTCGTCGTAACGCACCTGGTAACTTAGCAAGAGTAAGTTCGGTTATATAATTTCTGGTCTTGACTCCAAAATCGCCATTACTCAAAGGAAACAGAAACACAAACGAACAGAAGTCATCACCCTTAGATAAGTCAGCTCCCAAAGCGCATGGCATCTGCCAGAATTCTCGTTTTCTGTGTACTTTAGTTTCTCCATACGTGAAGAAATAGGTATAACCCTCCATCGGGATGCCAAAACGTTTTGCCAGGATATCGTTTCTTGCTGCCGGACTATTTTCTGCTTTCTCGACAGCTAGCTGATAAGTCTCATAGGACACAGTCTTTCCTAGATTAGGATTAGCTTTTATCCACATGTCAGGCTTGCCAACTTCCTCCATGGAATCAAGCTTGTACCACCAGATTGATGTATGTGGTGCGTTATATTCTCCTTTGAGAATCTTCATTAATTCCATTTTGACGTCATCACCAGGACCGTTACGCACAGTACCCTCAGAGCTGATGGCTATAATTAAGTAGTCATCATTCTTACCACCACTCTGCTCTTTGGCAGCACTCTGCTCCAGTGTCTCAACAACATCCTCTCGGATATCTCCAGAAAGCCATTCATCAACCGTGGCCACCTTGACACGTAAACCCTGAAGCTTATCAATGGACATAGGTCTGACTTCTAACAGTGAGCCAGTAAGAAAATTCTGGATTCCTTTTTTGGTGGAAGCTAATTTAACCCTGTTAGCTCTTGATCCAGTTGTATTCTGTAACGAACCCTCGGTAAGAAACTGAAATAAAGGACCTCTGGCCCTCGTTATGGCAGTTCGGATTGGTGACATTACCTCTTCCGCCTGTGCCATAGTGGGAGCTGTTGTTACTTGATGAGTGGTCGATGTATCGACGTTCAGAAAATAATTCTGAATACAAGAAGCGTACATAGATTTAGCTGCACCTCTGGCAACTATAAGATATTGTTTCTTTATAAGCCTTTTTTTTATTCGGCGGTTCTCATAGTGCCCGGGTTGTCCATTCTCTCCTGGGACATAAATACTTCGATCGACAAAGTAATACCAACCAAATATCTGTTCAGCCCATAACTTAAATGAATCCAGTAAATGAAGATTCTCTCCATCTGTCAGTGTAAGCTCGTTCTCGCAATAACTTACGAAACCTAGAATAGCCTGGTCGTCATACCAAATACCTGGGTTTTCGATCCAGGAATCTATTCGGTTCATCTCCATGGAGATTTCTTTACAAACTGGTATTTCACCTCGAATCACGGCATCTCGAAAACGGCCGTAATAAATCGGGGTGGCTGTATTCGATAATGCCATAAATGTTCACCTGTTACTTCTTCTTATTGTTGGTATAGATTTTTACATCATCATCCAACTTGAATGTGTTGTTTATCGTCTTTGTCATGAAAGATTTTGACAACTGTTTACCAACATCAATTGCTGCCGGAGTAATCATATCTTTCATCACTGTCTGCGCAATCTTCTTACCCTTAGAAACTTGCTTTGGAGTTAATGAGCTCAATTCTTGTTCTAGTTTTATCCTGCTAATCTTCTGTCGGATTTCATCATCGGACATATCTTTCACGGATTTTGATTTCGACTTCGTCTTTGAAGATTCGGAACCCTTGGCGCTCTCTGGATGACGTCTAAGATTCTTTCCGGTAAGATTTGTATACTCAGCTCTCATCTTTGAAGCTTTTTTTCTGCCAGCGGAAGTAAGCGTTCCATCTTTGTTCTGGTACCGTCTCACACCCCATTTCATACCAAGTATTCCGTGATGGGATAAGTATTCATTTTCCATATCACACCTCCTCTCCTTTATCAGCGTTCACAACCAATCTAAATTCGAGCATGTTAATCTGTCGGTTAATAGAATCCATGAGAGTAGCATTCTGAGGTGGATCAAAGAGCAATTTCACATTCAGATGTATGTATGATTTTACACCCTCTAAATCAGATCCCTCTGGTAGATACTCGCTCCAAGTAGTTGTTTTATCAGAGATTCTGAAACCTTTAGATGGTCCAACCCCCAACTGATTAAGAATCATGAATGTGGTATTGATATGTGTAATTATGTCTGTATCGAATTGCTCGTACTCTTCGGGTAATCCAATCATTTTCTTGATTGTCACAAGTATACTTTCATCATCCATCTCAGTATCACCTCCTCCATGGACATGTATCGTTTTTAGTTCTTTCTATAACAAAAACATCAGTCAGTGATTCATATGTGCCATAATGTATGGCATCGTGCGTGCGTTTCATAGTCGAAATAAGATAATCTGGGTTTAGTAGAAACTCAGTACGCTCCAAAATATCGGCTTTGGTGATTGGGTTCATATGATGAATGAGTATTCGGTCATTTATCTCGTATCCGTCCAAACCAAGATCACACCCATGGTCTCGAATAATCACCTGATCCCGAATTCTATTCCATTCTTTAGATTTGTAAAATATCTGATTCAAATATCGGTCAAACCCGAACGTATCTTCTCCAACGGAGCCACCTAAACGCAAATATTCATACCGCTGTTTAAATGTCGGCAAGCGCACCAGTTCGGAGTATGTTCTAATATTCGTCATAGCTCTCACCTATATTTCCGTTGCCACCATAAGCACGCATGGCTTCAAGAACTTTGGCATATTCTACAGCAGATTCTTTGCTAGCTTCAATCGCACTGGTTTTAGCTTTGAGTAGTTCATTCTCTTTTGCTAGTTTCTCCCTCTCTAATCGCTCTTTCTCTGTTCCGAGTTTAAGAAAATGAGTAATCAGCTGGGAAGATGCCGTTCCATTAAGTAATTTTTCCTCAGCGCGGTCCATCGCCAAGGATATGAGCTGGTTTTCTCTTGCCTCCGGCGACAATACCGGTCGAAGGCGCTTAGATTCCTTGGCTTTTGACATAGTTGTACACCTCTTTCTTGCAAATTTAATAGACTTTGTACTGTGTTTAGGTGAACTTATAGAGCCATCGGAAAATGTGGATTTATCTTTTCACTGAAAGGAGAATTTTACCTATGAAAAAAATACGTAAATAGCGCGAAATAGTTCTATAAGTTCGCCTAAACACAGTAAATTAAGAAAATATCAGCCGGGGTTTCACCCAAATGTTTTCTGGAAAATATCCCCCGGAGAATTTTCAAAGACCGGGGCGATGTAGGGAGGGGGTGTGATTTTCGAGACCCCCCTCTATATCTTTCGCTCCGATTAAGCCACCTCTGTGGTATTTGGATCTGTATTCTTTTGATTTCTGTACACTTTTTTGTAAATATTAAGAAAATCGTTATCAATGATTTCATCAATAACTCTTTCATGTTCATCATCGAACTCTTTTTCTGACATATCATCAGAATAATGGGTAAGTCTATCTATCTTTCCGCATGTATTGTAACCATTTCGGTTATCAAACAGCATCCAAAGAGCAAACTGCTCAAATGGATCATACGGATTGTCAAATGTCGTTAATCTACAATCACTCATTAAGCTGTTGCTCCTTTCAAATATTTAGAAACTGTTGATGTAGAAACACCAAGTTTGTCTGCAATCTGTTGAATTGTATAAGAAGAAGACATTGCTTTGATACGATTTGCTGTAGCTGCGCTGATAGAAGCAGATGATTTAGGCATTGCTCTCTGACGAAGTGAATCAGGATCACAGTTTTGAAGAATGGATTTCAATTTGTTCTCACTGATTGCACCTGCCTGAATGGCTTCCCATTCTTTGTCAGTTATCTGGATATTTCTCTCTTTTCTGGAGATAGAACCCACTTCTTCTCTAGCTTTACTTAAAGCCCTCTGTGAATCTTTCTTAATATCTTTAGTCTTCAGTGTAATACCGGCTTCCTCAGCAGCTTGCTTCTTAGCATTGATAGTAGCTGCCGCCATACGGTTGGCGGTCCTTTCACGTACAGTGTTAAGCTTTGCTTTGTTCAGCTTTTCTTCAAGACTATCAACCTCTGTCTGATACTTAGCCTTAGCTTCCTTGCTATAAGCAATCTTACCGGTCTTACTGATTTCGACACGCGCCTGATTAGCAAGTGATTTCATGGTATTGGCATAGTCAGCGTAGACAAGTTCCATGGGATGTCTATACTCAGATACTAGGTCCATGGCATTGTCATGCTCCGCCATCTGAGTACTCTTCTGTGTACGAACTTTTTGTACTTCAACGATTTCACCAGTTCGTTTATCCACTTTAGTAGTGGTGTAGTCCGCGTCATCTGCTCTTCTGTACAGTAATGCACCTTCTGGTCTTGATGGGTCGTAATCCGGCTTTCCCTTCAAGTTTGGATGTGGTTGTCCCTGTCGCTTATCTACATCTATCTCACCTTTAGCCTTAGAGATGAGAGTGGATGCCCCACCGAATCTCAGATGTCCGGTCGAATCATAGTGTGCCTGGTATTCTTTCTTCAGAGCAGGAATATTGTTATCTATCTCGCTCTGCTTGTAGTCCAGATGATGTTTCTCTGCGTCGATAACAACCATTGAATGACGCACAGCTCTTGCCATCTTATTGTCATCTGCTCCCGCAAGAGTCATGTCGGTAATAAGATTGCTGATTTTGCCCATTTCGGTATCAGTCTTCTTCATCAGCTGATACTCATGCCCGCCACGATAGTAATGTTCCTTTCCTTCACTATCGACTCTTTTCTCTCCACCGTACTCCATTTTGGGGTCGAATCCAACAAGCCCTTCCAAAGCAGGACGAGAAGCAATCTTCACCTTACCAGCTTTATCATGGGTAGGAATGCACATTGCTGTATCGCCATCGAAGTCTGCCCCAGATAATCGTTCGGCAACTTTGCTATTAATACCAACAGCATCAATTGAAGTTTTACCGATCATTTCGATGGCTTCTCTATTCTTATTGTTTACGGTAAGAATAGGTATCTCAAAAGTCCCTCCGTGCGGAAAACGAATAAGTGCAAGTTTACTTCCATCCGGATACCCAGGAGCGTATACTTCTTTATCTGACATAGTAGTAAGCGGAAGTATGACATGATATTTCTGTCCAGGAAGAGCAGCCGCTTTCAAATGCACAGCCGCAGAGTCACATGACTGAGCAAACTTCTCCAAATAATACTTCTTTATAGTCGGGTTCGTGAGAGCATTAATCTCAGCAAACTCCTCTTTCTTATCTGCTTTAGCAATACCAAGCTGCTTCTCGGCCATAGCCTTGGACTGCTTGGACAAGAACTGGGATGGTAAAGAATCTTTCCATTCGGTCCAATCACCCTCAGCTCGTGTCTTGTTAATTAAACCAAGTTTCTTTTCGCCTTTTTTATCGGTATACCAATACTGTCCACCCTGATCTTTCTCTTTAATGGCTGCACCAAATGGGTTATCTGGATCGTTCTTAATATCTTTCAGAACATCAAGTTTAGAAACGCTCTTAGATTTGTTGGTGTTAAATATAACATCCACACCTGCCGGAAAGTCTTTTGGATCACCGTAAACAGCCATTCCTTTGATGTACTTCTTTCCATCAACCATGATTCTGACCTGGGAATATCTGGATTCACCAAGAGACAAATCAGCAACACCAGGACGGAGTTGAACTAAACCATCCCTTTCCAATCCGCCTTCTTCTGCATAACGGATTTTCAGTCGTTTAGAATCCATACTTTCTGGGTAATGAAATTTCTTTTCATATGTTTCTCCGCCATCTCTCGAAATATAATCTTTAACGGTATGAATCTTATCCAAATCATAAATTGCATTATGCGGAGTGTCTGGTTTGCAGAGCACTCGTTGTGTCGTCATTTGACCCTTGTTGGTCACCTGCGCAAAGCGACCACCGTAGACTTTATATCCACCTTCAGCCTGTAAGATGAAGAGAGCCTGATCTAACTTCTCTTTTGAAATGTTTAATTCGCGATCGACGCCAGTCCCGACATCAATCATACCTTTCTCATCAACATGTTTCTTTAACATCTCGGCAGTAGCTCTTGCCTGTTTCATTCTGGATTCCGAATTTGGGTTCAGGTATGATCTGACCGTAGATTCATTGACCCCGAGTCTTCTTCCGATTTCAGATGTGCTCAAGCCATCAGATTTCATAGATTGAGCTTTTGCCACATCATATCCTCGGCGTTCGTCTTTGGCTATTGCATATACGGTTCTGAAATCAGTAGAAGAATATCCAAGAGACTTTGCAATAGCATTATCGCCAGTGTATTTCTTTCCAGTCTGCGGGTCAGTATAGGTGAATCCGTTCTTTCTCATCTGTTCGACACGACCTAAGAAATCCCTACTGGACTGAAATGGCTCTTTACCAGATCCCCAAGGATATCTACCGGATCTTCTAGGCATACCATAATGCTCCAAATATTCCTCATCGCTCATAGATCCGCAACCAAAATACGAATCTATCTCTTCAAGTATGGAACTCATATCACACCTCCTGCAATCTACTCTTTTCTATAAGTTCATCGAAATGAACAATAGTGTCCATAATGTAGGAAATCTTTTCTGAATCAGGATGATGTACCAGAACTTCATCCTGTTTATACAAACGGAGTTCGATATCAATCGCACTAGGCTTATATTTATACTCCAAACAGAACAGAGCTGCATATACTTCCAATTGTTCAATATGATCTTCAATTTTTCCGGTTTTGCCTGTCTTTAAATCATGTATTCGTAATATGTTATTTCTGAAGCAGATAGCATCGGCTGTTCCGAAGAAATTATTTGAATAGTATAAGACAACCTCGGTATCCATCTTGAAGCCTATCGCATCGTTCACATATGCGTATATCGTCTTCTTTGATCGAGGCTGCTTAATTCCTAAATCAATCGTGTCTTTAGCCCAAGCGTGAAGCTTAGTGCCGATTTCTTTAGCTTTCAGATTTTCAAATACAGTGAGTAACTTGTCGTCCGAATATCTCAGCCATGCACTTGAACTTGCAGAAAACGGTGCATGAAGTCCGCTAAGATTCGAATGCTTGATGAAGTTCATCTAATACTTCCTCCTTGTTCTCTGGATATATAAATTTTGAAAATGACATATTATCCATTTTTTCAACGTAATAATCCTGATTCGGTCGATGTGAAGCTGTAGCGCTCTTTTTGACTTCAAGAGCAGCCCACTTGTCTTTATACAAAACCAATAAATCAGGAATTCCTTGAATATCAGCAGAATCCAATTTTGTTACAATACAACCCGGAAATCTGCTTTTTAATTCTTTCTTCAAGTCAGCCTGAAATTTATTTTCTTTCATGGCAAATCCCTTTCTTTTATAGAGTGGACCTTGATGGGTACGATCCATCGACATCCCGGTTATGAGCCGGACGCTCTAACCAACTGAGCTAAAGGTCCAAGAAGACCCGGAGTCCGAAGAACATCCGAGTACGTTCCAAAATATAAAAGACAACGAACCAGCGTAAATCGCTAATCCGTCATCTTCTCTCTATAAAAGTGCATGTAATTTTCGCACGTAATCTTTTGGGGCACGTTCGTAACATCAGGTAATTAACTTGAAATGCCTCTCTTTATACTCTCTATTATTACGAGCTGCTCTAAGCACGCTCTTATGATCACCCTCAATATTTCTTGCACATTCTCTAGCCGATTGAAATTCTTCGCCAGATTCCAAAACTTCAATTCGCTGTCCAGGACGTCCTATAATATCTAGTGGAGGATCTGAAGAATATCGTCCTCCCGAAACGACGATATGATAACCATGACATGTGTTGAATCCTGTTTCTCCTCTAACGACTTTCCCCAACCATTTAGCATCAACATTCAGTCTGTTTGCGCATGCTTGTATAGAATTAAACTCCTCGCCAGTTTCGACAATTCGAACCGGAATACCGTCTCTTTTTGTATCAAATTCGTTCACAAGAAATATCACTCCTTTCGTGGTATAGCCAAAAAAAGAGCGCCTGTAATTCAAGCGCCCTGATTTAGAATATAAAGTTTTTATTTCTTTTTCATTTCAGATGTTACTTCACCAAGTACTTTTTTCATGTGTGACTCAAGTGTCGGATCATGTTTAAAGTAATTCTCAAGACCGAGTTCTATTCCATAAGCAGTCACCTTGCTACCAAGTTTATAACTTACTCCAATAGTAGCAATAGTAATAACCCCGCCTACGATAAGTAACCCTTTCTCTTTCGCACTTAACTTTTTCTCCTCGACTTCTGTCACTTTTGCTTCTTCGCTCATTTTTTTCAATCCTCCTGAAATATAAATGTAAACCTTATGGTTCCATAATAGAACTTGTAAATATCACGAGCCACTTCCACATCATTCAACCATACTGTATGTAGGAAGTAAATCAGAATACTCACATTGCAGAGCATAGCAGAGATTCATAAATGTTCTCATGTTCGGCATTCGCTGCTTATTCAAATATCTACTCAACGCAGCCTCTGTAATATGAGCTTTTTTCGCCAACTGTCTTTGACTGATTCCAACCTCGTCCATAATATCGCTAAGGTTGTCTGCAAAAATACAAATGAACTCAACTTCGCTAATGCTGTTTCGCATAAAATTACTCCATTTAGTTTTTGGATATCCAATATTATCCAAGCGGTAAGGGGTAGCAAAAGTCTTTATATATTTTATTTTTTTCTCACGTAATAATAAGGGGGTTACCTCTTGGATAAGTGGATATCCAACAATTATCCCATTTTTAGTCCAAAATAGCCCTAAAATGGTGTTTTTTGACGATTTTGACCGAGTTTTTGGATATCCAATAATTATTACTTTAGTTTTTGGATATCCAATAATTACCAGATGTCTTCGTCTTCCTCGTCAGTTTTTGGATATCCATTAATATCATTATCATTTTCTTCTATTTCTGGATATCCAATAATTCCACCATTTTTCGATAAATAATTGAAAATTTTCAATCCTTTTCTCAAGACTTCTGCCTTAGACAAACCTACCTTTTCCGCTAATTTTTTTAAAATGTAATTCTCCTCCTGCGACAGTCGAAGTCGATACTGTTCACATTTACCGTTAAATCCTTTCGGTCTTCCCACATTCTATCTCCAAACCTTTCCGTTCGTCTTATCCTGAAGCACCACACGCCCCTGGATAACAAAACCATTCATTGCACAAATATTATGCAAATCTCTCATAGTCTTTTTAAATCTACGATAATCAATCTCACGATCAGCTCTGTTTATCGCTCCACAGGCTGTAGGATCATCAAACCCCTCACTGTTTCTATTACCGTGTCTTCCCATTTCTTTTCTTCCTTTCTTTTAAATGATCCAGAGAATCCAAAGCCCGATCACCAATAATATCCAGAATAAGATACTAATCAATAAGTCTAACATCATAATTTATTCTTTCATTCCCTTTCCTTTAATATATCTGTGCCAAGAAAATTTTTTATCTTTCCAAGACACTCATCACACAAATCAATTCTACTACTGTTGAAACCTTCAAGGGTCTCGAAGCGTAACCCAATTACAGTTCCCATAACCAAGTTATATCTATATTTCTTATTCTCATCATAATACTTTCCACACCTGTCGCATTTTCTTGCTATTGCCATTTTCAAATACTCCTCCAAATATCAATAATAATTTTAATTGTCCATGACACCGCAACTGCCATCAAACATATTAACAACATCCCGAGCATGACATCAATTAAAAAATCAAACATCCTCACACCATCACTTTCTCAGCCTTTAACCGGACTCCGCCATATTTCCAAAGCTTATCCTTAATCTCATCCAAGCTCAGCTTACCGTCCTGCCATGCTTCGTAATATTCGATAACCTTATCTGTGAATCCCGGTAGTTTTTGCGCATAAGACTTCTTCCAATACTCATCCATCAAAACACAAAGAGGTAGTCCAAGAAATAACGCAAGCGCAGTGTTGATTGCTTCATCTGCCGCCTCTCGCTTTGCTTCAGATATCTGTTTCTGCACAAGACTATTCACCATTTGATCCAGCTGAGCCTTAGTGAGGTTATATGTGATTGTGTGCTCTTTCTCAGATTCTCTTTTCTGTCGTCGCATTTCAGCTCTGGTCATATTAAAAGCCTCCGTTCAACAAATAAAAGCCAATCTCGATAAGAGCCGAAATAAGCATATATCCTAAACCAGTCCTAATTCTTTCGTTCGCATCTAGCTCTATCCCTACAATAAAAATAACGGACCAAATGATTCCAGTCCAGACTAGATATAATCCAATTGCTTTTGTCATCACATTTTCCTTTCTTGTTCAAGAAATTCTGGCACTCCAAGATTAAAGAAAGTACCATCTTTATAAATCCAAAAAGTACCGGTTTTCCTACTATATTTATATATCTTGTCAGTGAGAAAATCTTCCTCCGGTGTCGCCTCCATGATAGTTTCTTTCAAGATTCGCTCCAAATCTTCCGGAGGATATAAACTATCTACACTATGTATCATTGCTTCATGGATACTTGTGAATACTACATAAAAGTCTCCATTAAGCAAATGGGCTAATCTTTGAGCTACGCCTGGCAAAAATATTGCGACTCCTCCATTTGTTTTTCTTACGGTGCTAAGACAATTTCCAACCTCATAATTATCTATTTGAAAATCATTATTCAAATCCATAAAGCATTCACCGCTGTAATCTGGATTGGATAACATTTCTTCCCATAAGTAAATACGAGGAGGAGAAATGAAATAGGTATTCAGAAGCGCCGTATCGAATACTGTCTCTGCGCTCAGTCCCCACTCATTCAGATTCTCTCGTCGTATTTTCATACTGGCGATCCGGTTTTCCGCCTTTCCCACTTGCATATACAACACCAACGCAATTTCCCCAATCACCTTGTATACGGCTTTGGACAGTTCTTTTTCATAGAGTTTTCTATTAAGAGGGCGGATGAATAAGTCCCCTTTTATTTTCTCATAATCGTTCAGATTCTTTGTCCTCTCAAAAAATCCAGCTGCTCTTAATTTCAACACCTCTCCCGCCACTGTGCTTGCGATTGTTTCTACTGAAACACCATCTTCGTAATCTTCAAAAAGTTCCTCCGTGTGAATTCCACAGACTTCTTTTCCTGCCGCTGAAGCTCGGACTTCTACAAACAGTCGATCCCCATTAGGAGTCATTCCATTCTCATCTCGCTCTTCAAAGTAGATTTGTTTCTCGCCAAGTCCAAGACACTTCATCAATTCGTCTCTCAAACAGCCTACAAATTCTTCATACTTTTTGTTCATACAAAAAATCCTCCTTTTCGTGGTGTGAAATTAAAAATAGAGCCACAGTATTTCTACCGTAGCCCTATTCGAGATCTGAACTTCAGTTTGGACTTTACTTCTCCTAACCCAACAAAGCCGTATCAATAATCTGGAAATTTGCCCGGTGGATATAAAGAGCCTTACCATCAATCATTAATTTCGTCATCTTTGGTAAGTCGTCAGGAACTTTCCAATACACTTCGTCCCCAGAATATGCAGTAATCGGCTGTCCGAGCTGTGATTTGATAACCACGACCCTTGATTTTCCGAAATAATTTTTATATTCATTAATGATTCCGGAAACGAAGGTGTTGTCTAACAGTGCCCCATCGGTGTGACTATAAATATCACTCTGGGTGAAATCAGCGTCCGGTATCAGTCCATCCTGCTCGAATATACAGGTGTCACCACAGCTCTGAATCTGCTCTCCATCAATATTAATTGTAATTACGGATGATATATCGTAATTTGTGATAATACTACCGCTACTGTCATAGCTCTTGGATTTAACTTTATTGCCTTTCACATTAATCTTGTCGCCCACGGTGGTCATTACTTTATTTCCGTAGTTATCATATGTACGGATAGTGTAACCATTACCGGTAAGATTCCCCTGAATCTCATTAATTGTATCTTCTAATGCCGCGCACCCAGTAACTCCGATAGTCAGGCAGATACATAACATAGCCGCAATAATAATTCTGAATTTTTTCTTCATAGTACTTCATTCCTCCATGCGATCAAAAAAGTAATAATATAAACGCATATAATACAGTGAGTAAAAACACAGCCCACCACTGCCAAGTGGTTATAGCGTATCCCATACTATGTATAATAATGCTTTCTAATGCCAAAACCAAACCACCAATAACTGTTTTCATAGTCATTGCTACTCCTTATCGTATCTTCTATCAGCTGGTATCGCTCGTCTTGCATCAGCCTCCATCTCCGCTATTGTTATTAACTGATCTGGATGTATTTTAGCGTATTCAGCAGTGCCATGTGCTTCCAAATTTCCTTCCTGAGCTCTTCTTTTATCGCCTCACGAGAGTCTACGGTAATCAACTCATTATACGGAAGACTCTCGATCCACTTACAAACCTCTCGCCATTCATCCAGCTTGTGATTCTTCCGCTGTCTGTAGATATTCGCTAGCACCTCATAGTTCAGCATAACGTTACGAGTCTGGTTATAATTACTCGGAAGAAGCTGAATCATCTGCCACCAATATGTTTTATCTCTGGTTTTTAAATATAACTCACGAAACATATTTAGGTTTTTGATCGTGGTTTCCATCATATCCTTAGCAGAATATATGCGGGTTGGAATAGATTCATCAGAAATAAGATGCTCTGTAGAGAAATCCTCAAGAGTAAATTCTTTTTCAGCAATTTTGTGCATCGTACTACAGGAGTTTGCAACAGTACCAACTTTATATGTATCAAATTCTTTCCACCAGTACAGCGGTGCCGTAATTCTCACATACACCGGCATCATTCTCATATACTTCCGATGCTCAGTATCTGCATTGGATAAGCGCTGCATGAGCGAGTGGTCGTTAGATCCAAGTTTTTCATCTTTTCTAAAAAACGAATCTTTATCACATAAATCCCTTTGATTATCATAACAATTCACGCATGATTCATCAGAAAAACACGTATCACTCTTCTCCCAAGAATTCATAGGATTTCTCATTCCCTGAATAATAAACTCCATCTGCTCCGGACTTGCCAGAACCACATTTTCTAATTTAATGCTCATTCACAATATCCTCCCAGCTCAATTTCCACAAGTTTGTCAGCTTCGATTTCCAGAATATCCACGTCGACATCTGATAAATTCTCAACTACAGCTCTTTTGTTACTAGATCTTTAGCCACCTCAGCAGCGTCTTTTTCTGTATAAACACCGAAGATTTTTTCGATATGACCATAACCATAATCGTTATAATAAGTATTTCCATGAACTACATATAAGATCACTTCTTTTCCTCCTCTACAAGTTTTCTTATAACAATGCCTTTCTCCGCATATCTCATGCCTTCCCAGACATTCAACAAATCAAAGAAATCTTTGAGACTGATTTTTCTCTCCGCGAGTTCCTCGATGAAATCTTTATTGTTCGTCATTATTTACAAACATCCTCCACTCTTAATATCTCTACAATTTTCAGCACATCCTCTATCCTGTTAAGTTCTACTCCTCCGACCTTGGCAGCACTCATTGTCAGCATTGCACGACAATCGTCATCTCCAGCAATCCAAAAGTCTGGTCTCAAACCTGCCAATCTATTCCAACTCCCATATTTACCGATAATAAGTACAGGGCAGATTAGGCCGTCCGATATTTCTATCACATCTCTACGTCGTTCTTGTCTAATAGGAATCATACTAGATAAACATGAAAGTTTCGAATAAAGTTCTTCCGCCCAACAATCGTGAACGACTATTTGTATCGTTTTCATTTCCGTCACCCCTTTGAATAATATTTATAATCATTGCTGAGACATGAATAAGCAAAAAAAGCACATTCCTCTAAATTCACAAATATTACATTTTTGATTATTGGACATGGCGATTTTGATTATCTTAGATACTGATTCTTCGTCTAATTTAATCATTTCTCGTCTCCTTTCTGGAAACATAATATTCCGCACTAGATGGCACTAATGTGATAGATATAGACACCAATTCAGCGGAGTCGATAACTTTTATACCGTATTCCATATGACTTTTAACCGCACGATAATATCCACCACATCCAATCTTATCGTCTTCAAGTAATTCTAAGACATCATCCATTCCGCTTTCAATTTCTGCCAAAAGTCCTTCTTCATCTTTAATAACTTTCGCAATACCAATGGGATGTGACTTATCAAAATTGAAGAGCACAAAGACTTTGCTTGGGATTTTAATAGTTGCTGATTTTGAAAATTGGACACCATTTTTATCAATAAGATTATATTTTAGAAACCGCCCAGATAACCGAATCATTCACAATACCCTCCTAAGTTAACATCCACGGCTGTATCAGACTCATCATCATTACTTTCTACTATTTTTAAAATATCAATGATTTTTACCACGTCTGTGACATGTTTAAGACCCACACCATCAACCGCAGTTGATCTCTCGGATAAATATGTTTCTGCTTCTTGACTAGAACAGTTATAGAAATCCGGATACAAACCTTGCGTTTGCCGAAGCGAGCCATACATTCCTCTAATCATAATTGGATGAGATACCTTTTCTCGTATCTCAATCGTATGGGTTCGTCTATTGTACTTGTATGGAATCGTTAATTGCTCAGAAAGGGCTTCAAATACAATGTGAATGTCAATTTCCTTCCGTCTATGGATTATTATGTTAATCATCTCTTTTTGTTTCTCCTTTCTGGTCGGGAATTTTTGCAGTAAGCAAGTCTACAATATCCGCCCATTCCATTTCCCATGAAATCTTTTGTGGCTGGATTCCAATGACGACATTTTAAACACTTTCCGCTTGGTTGAAATAAGTTGGCAGCGATTCCAATATTACTCATATATTATTATCCCTTTCTTTCTGAGGTTGATATGCGCCTAATTAAGAGCCATGCATATCTGAACATTTCTAATAGAACGTTTCCCGTGATGCCTACGATAATTATTTGTGTCGAATATCAGACAATTTTGTTCATACATCCACTTATTGCCATTCTTTCTTAATTTATACCAGCCATGTGGCATTTTATATTTTTTTCTTATCCTCATCACTCATTTCTCTCTTCCGGATCGAGGCTCATAATCTTTACAACCCTTAACTTTCTTCTTTATGACCCTGCCGTAATTAGCATTGCACCAGATTCCATTATGATTAATGGACGATTTGGTTTTATGATCTGTGCAGTTATGGCGACAGCTATGGCATAACGATTTACTCATCTTGCTTCTCCCTTTCTCTTTCTCCTTTGGTTTTGAGTTGTATTTTAATTCCATCATTATTCAATGTCGATATAGATTTAACTTCAGTATCAAGTAACACTTTGTCAATGATGCCGTTTGCATCGAGTGAAGGAGAAACAATAAGAGCTGGAACGGGACCAGTCATAATGTACACGTTAGATCTACAACATGATAATAAATCTTTTAATTTAATCATTCTATGTATCCTCCTAATTTTTCGTCTATACGTGTGTCTTCAGGTATCTCTACGATATAAAACTCGACTTCAGATCTATCGTTGAGTTCTGTAAACCTAGATTGTTGATCTTGTTCGAAGTATTCGTCTTCTGCCTGTTTCTTTACTTTCTCAGCCATTTTACGCGACGAAAAAACACCGAAAATATGTATTTCTTCACCGTATCCGCCAAACCACGTATTCCCGTATACCAAATATAATTTTTTCATATGAAATCTCCTTTATTCATACCTACCGATTTCTCCTTTCTGGTCGTGGGTTTTTACAGTAGTTAAATCTACACCGACCACCAGTAATAATCCCCATAAAGTTTTTTCTAGCGGACTCCCAATATCGGCATTGTAAGCATTTTGCATTTGGTTGAAATATATTATAAAGTTATCCCAATATTACTCACTCACATCTCCTCCACAATATTTTTAAATATATGAACGTAATATGTTTTATCGCCTATAAGAACAACATCCCCATCAAGATCACAACCTGATATTTTTGCGAGTTCAATGATTTCATCTTTATCCATTAGCGTATAGCCCCCAATCGAATCTCCTCTCCATATTCCGGACATATGATATGATCGTGGTAATCGTTAACAAATTCGAAAGCCGTCTCATTAAATTTTTTACTAGCAGCTTTTTTCACATCTTCTTTCTCATAGCTCAACAAAGCTCCACAGTTCATGCATTCTATATTTCTACGAGACCTTGGTTTAATAACTTTAATCATCTTTTTTATTTCTCCTTTCACATTTTGGGTTCTGCCCGATAACAAAAACTGTTGTCATATGCAATGATATTACATCCCCATAAATCGCAAGGAATTGCTCTCGGAACATGATCATTATCCGATGTGAATCCTCGACAATGTATACAATCTATGCAATAACATTTTGCTAATGGTTTCTTTTCAAATCTGTGAGTGATTTCATATTCCCGCTTCATTCTATGTTTTGTTATTCTAATGTAATCTCGGATGTCCTCGATAATAATCAATAAGAACATTCCAATGGTAATAATAATTGCAAAAAACTCCAACCACAGCAAAAACATTAACAATGATATCTTTCATTTTGTCTCCTCTTTTCTCATCTTTTCTCTTTCGGCATCAATCTTACCATCATCATATCCAGCCACGTATCCTAATCTGATTTTGGGGTCTTTAAAGATAATATCCGCTCCTCTGGATTTTCGGATTAACGTAATTGCATCAATCAGCTCCTGCTTATCAATTTCAATCTGGTAAACATTTGATGTAAAATCACTAATTGTCTGAAATATAAATTGTTCCCGGGTTTCTTCGAATTTCATCACAATCTCACTAATCAGTTCATCACAGTGATAATTAACATTCATCCCTACTGATTACTCCTTTTCCTAGCCAGCTTCACATCAATCGCTTTCTGCATTTCTTCCGGTGTGACATTGAAAATGGACTCAAGAAGTTTTAACGAAATATAAACGTCCGCCATCTCTTCTAAGAGTCCATATCTATCATCATACCCTCTGATTTGCTTACTTATCTGCTGCTGAAGTTCTGCCATTTCCTCCATGCAAATAGTAGACTTGGTCTTCCAGTGCTCACGTTCTACACTACGTTGGATAATCCTTTCTCGTTCCATAGGTGACAACACAATATGCCCGTTCATTCCGGATATAAATTTTTCTTTCTGCATTGTTTTATCCTCTTCTTTTATGATGTTTGATTACACTGTATATAAATAGCGGAGGTCCAATTAATATCATACTTAGCACCGTTACGATAAGAGTAAAGTTGTCAAGACCGTCGAAGTATCCATCTGATTTATCCGAATAACAAAATCCAACACCTAAAAGCGTGCCAGTTATAACCCATAATAATACGATAATTTTGATGATCAACATCTTTGCTCTCCTTATCTCATATGATTATAAAATCCTCTGCTAACAAACAGCACGCCCTTGATAAAAGCGTCGTTTGCTTTGGGGTTCACAGACTCTAAAATCTCTTTCATATTCTTACATACTTTTGTCATCGCACAACAATATCCGCAAGCAAACGTACATCCAAAAAATAAGATGGATAATGCAATATAAACAATTGTATTCATTTTTCATTCTCCTCCAGAAATTTCTGTAACTGCTCCATAACATATTTCTTGCCAGCTTCGAAACCGGTATTATAAGCAGCTGTGACTACATCCGTGGAACTGTCTAATATTTGTAAAAGAAACTCGCCGTATGTCATCACTCTATTTCCTCATCATTAATAATTTCGTCGTGCGCCGGTAGATGTCTCCATGTTAAAATCTGAACATCGTTTACTTTATCTTGATTCATAATCTGATTACAAATAGCCTGGAGCTGTCCAGCAGCCTGAATACCTCCATCAACTTGAACGACTCTGTTACCGATGCCGTTCTCAGTCATATATAAAACATAATAAGTCATTTTCACTTTCATTTGTAATTCCTCCCCTTCTTCTCTAAGTTATCAAAAAAATAAGCGATTCCCATTCCCATAAACATGCAGCCAACAGTTGCTAACACGCCAAGAATTCCAACTTTAATAACAAATATCAGTGTGCTCAATTGTTACCCTCCATTTTCTTTAGCATTTTTATTTTCTTTAGCATTTTTACTCTCTTAGGATCTTCTACATACTCTACTGGCTTATGGGAATATAAATTCTTCGGCTCTGCCAGACATTCGTTGCATGGATCGTCAATATCTTCCTTATCAAAGTTCTCACAGGTTTTACAATATTTAGCAAAATCCACCTCTTTATAATCGTATTGCATAAAATCATCCTTTCCAAGACAAAAAGAAGAGACCCGATTTTCTCGAATCCCTTCCGCTGTTAAAATTACTTAAAGAATTGTTCCATTACATATTTTCGATACTTTCTAGTCACCTCATAAACCGCATACTCTGTTGTGAAGCCATTAAGTATTCTATTTGAAAAATCCGTAAATGATACGCCAAAATTATTTCCGTCCTTTCTTTTGATTTCAACAACCAGACTGTCATTTTCGTTAACCTTTACAAATATACCGCCTTTAATGACTCCTTTGAGTTTTTTCGTATAAATGGTTACTAAACAAGCATTCGTAATCTAACATGCATCTGTTCCTCCTCGCATTTTTCTCATAAGAGGAACTGTTTTCTACGCGATTACTCTTCATCATAATCTTCCACCTTAAAACCAAAACACCATTTCATCATCAGTTTCTGAAACCAGTTGAAATGATGTTCTACTGTAAAAATAAGTGATTTAAAATCGCTTCCAATACTGATTTTTGCTCCGTTTTTAATTTTGTGCATTTTAATGACCATTTCCATTCTTCTCCTCCAATGCTTTAATTGCCTTATGCAAAGCCAGACTAAATGTGAATCTAATCATAGATTTCATATCCGCCCTTGGTGCTGGTGTATTTTTTATCATATTCCGTAGAATATTAGCTGCTTCTTGATCTGTCATAGCCGTCTCGAAAAATTCAAAATCATCTTTACTTAATTCCATTTGGTAAATTTCCTTTCATTGAACTTCTTTTTCTTATCAAGTGCTTTGCTAATCGCCAGGTCAATGCCGCTTCTACTCTTCAGATGGTAGTAATATAAATCCTTAAACGGTGTATTCAGTCTGTCGATTCTGCCGCAAGCCTGTTCCATTACTTTGTAGCTGTAGTTTTGTGAGAAGAATATAATCGTGTCTGTTTTAATACAATTCCATCCCTCACACCCCGCAGTGTACTGAACCAAATACACCCAACGTTTGTTATCCGGAACGGGCATGTGAGCGTGTCCTGACCATTCAGCTACCTCGAAGCCGATGTATTCATCGTCACTAAAGAGATGTAACAACATATCACGCTCATAATCAAAATTGTAAAATATAATAGCCCTGGGAGTTTTCTCTAAAATCTCCATCAGAGCTATTACCCGAAATTCGTCCTCATTCACAATTCTTCTCAGTATGTAACATAGCTGAGATGCCTGACCAATTGGTTCATTTTTAAATGGGTCCCATCTGTTCCGGATTACGTCTTTGTATTTCGGAATATCATACTTACAATATACGTCCAAATGGTGTGGAACAGTGCTTCGTTCTAACTTGATATCAACAAGAATACTGTCCCGTAACCGAACAAGTCTTCCCGTATTCAAATACCGGTCTATCTGAGGGTATTTTGTGAATCTGGAATATACCACATGCTCTCTTATGAACTCCGTTTTATTTTTATAGAATCCGTTAGCGATGAATACCGGAATATAATCAGACCATGTGTCACCCGGAGTAGCTGATAGAATAATCCAATGGTTATGTTTAGCTATTTTAAGAAAAGCTTTTACCCATGCTCCAGAACCACACACTCTATCCTCATCAAATATAAAGAACGCCCCCGTTATATCTGCGTATTTTTTGATGTTGTTCCAGGAATCCACCACAATACTCTGTCCCGGATACAAAGTATTTAACTCCGAGTTTGTCGACATACGATAATTTGAGATCTCTGAGTCCCATTCACAACTGTCTCTTTTCATAGCAGTCGTGATGATGTATAAATCCTGTGGTGGCTTTTTCATAGGTACAAAAGACTGATCTATAAAACTACCACCATTTTCTTTGAAATAATAATATAAACCAGTCCGTGATTTCCCTGTGCCAACACCGCCGTTGAGTATACAGCCGTTCTTCATTTTATTAACGGCATCCATCTGGCAATCACGTAGGAATTGGTTAGACATGATTTACTCCTTTTTCAGAAGTCCGCGTTCTTGTCCCAATATTATTACTATCGTTCATGGTTGGTCTCATTTTATTCCTCCTACATTCGGTGTCTGGCATCATGAAGAATCCTCTGACGTTTATTCGGATCTGGTTCATCCTCCAGCCGCCTTATAACTTCTTTTGGATATAAAAGTTCCTTGGCCGCTGTAACATCTTCTCTCCATGACAAAACAGCACTTGGTTCTTTTACTTTGCCCCATTTAATCATCTTGACTCCCCTTCTTCAGTTCATACCCATCAATTTGTCCAATTGCCATTTTCTTTACGTTCTGAAGTAAGTCAATCATTCGATCAATCTCAGCAGTATCTCGAAAAACAATCGCCATTTGTTCTGGCGGCTCTGATGGATTCTTGGTAAACATGTTCAGTCTTGCCATAGTCGCACGATAGCACTGTAATGTAGATTTTATAATGAATGTGATATCGGTTGTTTCATCTGCGTTTTTATTTCCACGAATTTTAATTTTCATCTTCCATTTCCTCCACAACGAATCCATCTTCAACTTCCGCAATATATTTTTTATCAGGGAATTCATTAACAGTCATCTTAGGACCACATGCAAGAAACAACATAGCAACGGTCAATTCTGAATCATTGAACCTTTGCTTATAACATTCTTTGATTTTTTGATAAACAGAAGGTGTTATGCAAATTTTTCGACAGTCAAATGTGTGCTTTTCGTCATCGTACGGTATATCATAACCAAGATTTTTCGCTACATTCGCATAGAACTTATCCAATGGACAGTAGCATTCTTCCTCTTTTAAAAATATAGTCTGCATTATAAAATTCCTTCCTCCGCAAAACTTTTGTATACCCAATCGCCAAGAATGATAGAGTCGACAAAAGGAATACCTAACAATTCGCCAAGTTTCTTTAATTCATTACTCACATTTAGGTCTTCTTTACTTGGCGTAGGATCGCCAGATGGATGATTATGAACCATTATCATTTTAGCGGCATTGGACAGCAAAATTTTTTGTGCTATACCACGTCGGTCTACGAGACATGTATCGTTGTTCCCAATACCAATTTCAAAAAAGGCTTTTAATCTAAATTTCATGTTAAAACTCAATAAAAATACATGTTCTTCAGAATATGTATCCCATTCCATAGTACGGCATAATTGATATACTTTTTCACTATTGGTAAAGTTATTTTCTATTTCTGGGATATACTTTGAGAACACCAGATCCAAAGTAACGAATCCATTTCCATTGAGCCTCGTTTCGTATTTTCTTATATTCATTATCGCCCTTTCATTAGAAATTAAAAGAGCCTCAGCTATTTCTAGCCAAAGCCCTTTTACGGTAAACAATTCTACAATTATGAATCTTCAGTTTTATCATCTTCGTAATTGAGACCATATTTTTCACAGCATTCCTTAGCTGCTTTTGAACCTTTTTTAGCCTGTTTGATAAAATATCTATCCCCCGATTTACTTATAGCTTTCAGTGCGACATAATATATAAAATCTCCCAATTCTAAACCAAGTTTGATCCCTATTCCAACCTTTAATGCTGTTTTAAAAATTCCTTTTGCCTTAAACATTACCATTTTGTGATTTCCCATTTTTAAATCCTCCTTATGTATATGATTGTTTTCCATTAGAGAACTTGTTTTTATCGCGTATCACTCTTCTGGACTTTCTTCCTCAGCGTATCTCGCGGCAAAACGATCAATGTTCTGAGTTACCTCCATAGCTGATAAATATGCCGCACGACCGTTCTTTCCGCCAAATTCCCAATCGTATGGACGAATATCCATGTTCACACTCTGAATATCAATCTCGTCGAGCATAGCAATCATCTCCTCGTCGATAAGATTATGTGCGTCCCCTGTGAGAAGATAAACTTTCGGACCACGAGCATTGAATTTCACTTTAATCGGAAGATACATGAATGGACCTTCTTCCTCGTCTCTTGGCGGATTGACTTTTACATTCCAGCCTTCGTTGGTTAATCTCTCAGCAGTCTCCTCGTCTGGAATAACCATAGCGAAATTTCTATCACCCTCTCTGTTATACTGAGACGGAGCGCCTGCAAAGTTTCTAAAGATGATTCTTGCACCATCTACTTGAATGTTACCATTGTTTAAAAATCTTAATTCCATTGTTTCTATCTCCTTTTGATATAATATTTTCTTATATATTTCTTTTGATAATGAATACCGTCATCTGTGTCCAAGTAATCACCAACAATGCGATAATCAATAAGTCTTCTAAAACCTAACTTGTATAGTAATCCAAGCAACTATTCCTTCCTCCTGAATAAATATAAAAGAAAGAGCCTCAGCTATTTCTAGCCAAAGCTCCACTTCTTTTAAAACAGTGGTATCAAACCCTCGAATATAATTTTGATATCATGTTCGTTAATTGGTATTAGTGTAAATGATATGTTCTTTTTCTTCCATACAAACATCTGTCCTTCAATAGTTCTTGGAAAACCCAACCCGTCAAAAGCATCGTTCAATGACACCCATGAGCTATGTTCCAATCTACTTTTTAGATTGTTTTCTACGATTTGAATAAACATTACATTTGCTTTCCGGCTGTTTGTCCAATATGGAACATCTTTGTCATATACCCTTTCTATTCGTTTCATAAAAATATCACTCCTTTCTCGTAATAGAGACTGTATTTTACGCGAACGGAATTTCTTCTGGCGCATCTTCTGGAATGTTCATAAAATCCTCAAGTCTCGGTGGTGAGGTATAGGGGTCATCAGATACGAACCATTCGAAGTCACCGTATTTGGATATGGCTTCTACTGCGTCATCCACGAGCTTGTCATAGAATGAACGATCAATAAACTCGTCATTTCCGCCGTTAAACATGACATCGGACTCTAACCAACGGTACCCAGTGGTTCCAGTTGCTGCGTAGTATTTACCTTCTTGTTCTCTTACAAGAACACCGCCGCCTTTACCAGTTTTAACCGGACAGAACTCCCCAACCTTTCCCACAAAGTGATAATCATGACCTTCTGCTATTTTTTCAGCAAGCTCTGTAGCTTCGGGTTCGAATAGTGTATCAGACAATTTGCCTTTTTTGTAATCGTTCTCGATCTTCTCCAAACGCTTCTCATATCCAGATACATCTGGAAGTTTCTCATTCATATCCAAATATAAAGCTGATTTTACAGAGAATGTTTCGCACATATCCCGAATGTCGACAGGTTCTTTGCTAAATAATGTCTTAAATACATATGGTACCGCAAACTGCTTACCTGTAGCTGTCCATGGGTCTTTAATGTGATCCGCATTGTCTCCTGGAATATATCCATATAACTGCTCGCATTCTTCTGGCTTTTTGTATTTGGCAATATAAACCGCGTTATTCACAAGGCACATACGGTCATAGGTCGCCTCGTGTTCGAATGTATATCCATATCTCTTACCAAAGTCCATAACAAATTTGATAATCTCTGGTGTGGCATCTGGAATCTTGATTGAGTCTGTCTTAATATGTGCAACAGTAAAACCTCGTTTCTGAACCTCATTCTTCAGATCTACCATGAACAGTGCGCCTCGTTTAGCCACAATGTTGTCCTTATTACGAATATCACGGAACGCATTGTCGAATTTGGCTGAAGTTAGGCCGTATACAGAGTTAATTGCTGTCTTTAGTGCATTAGCCAAATCCTTAGCTGTCATTTCACCATCAATTACCTTCTGGATATAAGGCGTCAACTTCCCGTCAAGCATATGATTGACCTCGTCCCAGGCTTTATGTTT